CGCAGGTAGTTTTCGTTCTTTAACTGGTTCGATTGGGCCCATTCCCAAAACAGCGTCGTGCGCCGCTTGGTGCGTGACCTCGACCAATTCATCCGTGCGTTGCTTCGCCTGCAACAGTTGTTTCTGCACGCGCATGAGCGCCTTGCGAAGCTCAATGACATCATCTGACTCAATACCTTCTGGAAGCGCATTTAATCTATCCTCTAAGCTCATCTATTCCTACAATCGTTTGACCGTGCTGGGTGTAGCCGGATTTGTCGAACCATGAGTCCTCATGGAATGGGTTGTGGAATAGTCGAACGGACTTTAACGCATCCATCATAAGCGCTACTTGGTAGGCAGGGATGTCATCTTCTAGTTTGAGAAATCCCGCCCAGACGCGACCGATAGCGGTGAACTCGGTATAGGGATCGCCGTATTCGCCTAAGCGCTCCTCTAGGATTTTCTTTACTCGGTCGGACATTTGCATTTGCCATTTCTGTGATTAGTGAAAGTGGCCTCTGCAATTTGATAACCCTCAGAGCGAAGTGCTGCTACAAGAGTGCTGGTAGGTAAGCCTTTAAGGATGGACTCCTGCAAGACCTTTCTATCGGACTCCGGCAACATATCCATAATGATTTGTAGGGTGCATTTGTTCTGTGATTTAACAAGATGTTTTTCGATGGAATCGGCAAGTGCCATAGGTACGCCTCCCTTTCAGGGAGAAGACTACCGAGAATCTTGCACAGAAGCGTTTAGACACGCCTCTGCGGATTATTTGACAATTCCGCTGTTTATCTGGATGACCCGCTTTACATCTGTGCCTTCTGGCTTGTAGGGGTCTTGCGGAATGACAATCGGTTTGAGGGTTGATCCTCCGTCATCCATGTTCGGCTGATAGGGAGTCTGGATATGAGAGTCGGGGCTGACATTGGGATTATGCGAAACTAACCCGCCGGTGATAAAGCCCACAAGAATGTAGCCAAGGTGCGCGAGGTCGTGCTGAAAGCCTGTAGCCGCCCATGTGCTAAACGCGCCCGTGAGGGCTATCGTGAGCTGTTTGGCATCGAATATATGAAACTTTATATGCTTCACAACGACCCCTTTAGCTCGTCATAGATAATCTGGGGCAGAGCGCCCGTGACTTTAATGCCCTGTTTTGCCTCGTATTTTATTAACGCGCTCTGGGTCTGGGTGTTCATTATCCCCGTGACATATTGAGTCGGCAGAAGCCCAGCCTTTAATAGCGCCTTTTCTACAGCCACGACTGCATCGCTTTTTTGTCCGAGATTAAACGCCGTTGGGTCTGCGGGAAATGGGGGAGCGATGAAGACTGTTGGCGTTTTAGTCGGTGTTGGCGTTGAAGTCATTCCGTTATGAATCATCCCCGTTGCGCCAGCGATAGCTGTGCCTGTGCCACCAACAACCGCTGTGGCCTTCTTGCTAGCCATGCCCTTAGAAGCGGGTTTGAGTGCCACGGGATACCGAGGTCGGACAATCGCCGCAATAAAGAGATACGGCCGATGGACTCGGAAGCATCCGCTTTCATGGATGGAGTCGTTAGGGTTGCCTGTATTAAATCCGATGGTCGTGATTCCGTCAGGCGATGCCGCTTCTAATATCTCAACATGATCCACAACGCCATCAGAGTTCCAGTCATAGAAAACTAAATCGCCGGGCTGCCCTTGATACTTATTGACCACAAGTCCTTGGCGCTGAAACCATGGAAGCGCGGCAGGGTTGTAGGCGAAGCCTTTAGGAGTTTGCGCGGCGATAAGATGCGAGAGTCCTACCTGCGCGAAACACCACGACACACCCATAGCGCAATAGGGAGCGTTAGGGATTCCGTACCAAATCCCATAGGGGTTTTCTTCCTGCGCGCCCGCGTGAAATCCAATCTGGCTTCGTGCCACATTGAGAACATCAAGACCAGTAGACATTTATCCCCCGAAAGTCAGAAACCCCGCCCACAAGGAGCGGGGTCTGATTTCATTTTACTATTTAGCGGTATCGGCCTTCACGACCTTATCGGCCTCGGCAATCGCCGCGTTCACGGCAGGCGCAACGATAGTTTCCGGCGCTCCTGTCGTTGCAACGATGGTATTGACCAAAGACTTAGGGTTGATACGAGCCAAAATAGGCGCGAGCAATCCTGCGACTAGCGCCTCGGTAACGAGCTTCTTGACGGAAGCGTGCGGATCAAGTTGATACGCACCGTATCCCGCGGCGATGATGCCGTAGATATAGTGCTCGCCTAACGCCTTTTCTTTTGCGGTGATTTTAAGATTTAGTTTTGCCATGTGCATCCTTCTTTCCGATTAGGTTGCGAACATACTTTTCGGCCTCGAAATCACTCGCGGTGGCGTGATGAATGCCCCCGACCCCTCGGTGGTGTTTTTCGCAGAGCCATAGCAGGTTCTCCGCTGATTCTATCCACTTTCCGACTTCATCGGGGTTAGAAACTCCGGGGTAATCAGCTTCTAGCCATTTCAAGTCCACGCCGTTTTGCAGGCTAAATTCAATGTGTGCGTGATGAAGCTCTAGTCCTCCAGCGCAATCGGAGAAATCGGCTCGATGGCTTCCGACTGAGCATTGAGCCGTATCTTTTGTGGCGTTGCGGTAAGCGTTAAAATCTTTGTAATTCGGGTCGCTTTCGCGCGGCTCGTGCGGTGGGTAATGAACAATGTAACTGTTCGTAACCACTTGGTCATGAGCATCCATCAAATTTCCAACTTGGTCTTAATAACTGCCTGATTTATCTGCAACTCGTGCAGTGCGGTATCTTGTCGGTTTAGCTGGTCTTTCATAGACCCGCCGCCGTTCTCGTATAGCTGATATTCAATGCGCGATAAGCGCTTATCCATTTTCTTAAAATTACGGTTTAGCCAAAACAAAGGTGCGCCGATTATTACCAGACTTTCCAAGATAGCCCAGATTGCGTTACTAACGGTTGAGGCGTTGCTCCAAAATACCATGATTGCACCTTACGGATGAGTTGTTATGTCCAGTTGATTGTTCTAATTGTACCGTTTTTATCTACGGTCTTAAGAGTGTTAGAAGTTGTATTCAGCCAGATGTCACCAATGCGAGGGTTGGTCGGATCAGCGGTCACGCTAGGCGCGGTGAACCGTTGTGCTGTTTCTAACTTACGCAGGCGAGCTTTTAAGTCCTCAATAATTTCACGAATGTCTGGCGCGTGGTTGATATATCCCATTAGTAAGTTCCTGTCGTAACTGTCAGCGTAATTCTTTCAGGGCCGTCCTCGCCGGGCGCAACGGTTAATCCGATGATACGGAAAATAGCGTCATAGCCGTTAGGGAAGAATGAATCGAGGATACGAACGCGCACCTCATCTCCAACCTCATAGCTACCAAAGGTCGGATTGACATACGGCGGTGCAACTATCTTGAGGGTAATCGGTGGGTAAGAGACCGCGGTGATTTGACCCGTTGCTAATCCTAAAAGAACCGTAGGGTCGGTGATGTCGGAGTAGTTAGCCTGATCCTCTAACAGACCCCAGCCAGCTGTGAGCTTGACCGAATCGTTAGCGATGTTGATGAGCTTGCCTTCGTTAGACCCAGCGCCAAGAGCGTAAATCTGGTTAATAGCTTTTGACCCATCTTCAAGATAGTTATACTCCGCGATATTTCCGCCCAGCTCAAATACCGGCGCATTAGGATTGGTTGCGCTATACATAACACCCGAGCGTGGATAGTAAGTATTGAAAGACTTAGCAGGATTACCACCGCCGTCATAATAAACAGAAATCTCAAAGTCAAACCCGTTGCTTTGTTTAGATAAATCCGAGATGGCGTTAAAGACTGTCTTTACCTCGTAGTTGTAATACACGCGAGAGAGCGTCACTCCCGAGGTTGCAGTAGAGAGTGGGTCTTGGTTATAGAGCAGTCCGATGTTGCCATAAGCCGCGCCCATGGCATTAGAGACAAGAGACTGCGCAATTTGTAGCTGGTCAATGCCTGTGTATGCCAACGCTCCGTAGGCTGTTCCTGTTCCATTAGTAATTCTGCGGCGCTCAAAGTAGGACAGAAACTCCCGAGCCGTTAATTTAACAAGCTGATCCGCAGAGCTGTATTCGCGCTGCCATAAAACTCCGCCCCAGACGAGCTGACCGTTGCGGTCAATATAAATAGCTGTCCGACCCGGAATTGAGCCGTTCAGGACATTCAGCCCCGTGCTATTGACACCCGAGACCAACAAGTGACCCGTCATCGTGCCAGCGGCGTTGAGCTGCTGACCAAAATTAACCCCTGTAAGTGGAAGCTCTGCGAGGATTTGGTTGGTGACGAGGTCTGCTAAAAGGTAACGGTAGGAGGTAGCCATTGGCTTATCCTACTAGTGCGGCTACCTCGTCAGCAGTCAGGCCGAGGGCTGCTAACTTAGCCTGAGCCGAAGCCTTAGCTTTAGCAATAGCCGCATCTTGATCCGCTTTCGCCTGTGCATCAGCGGCAGCTTGTGCGGCTAGCGCCTCGGCTGCTGCAATTTCTTCAGCGGTTTGTGGGCGGGTTGTGACTACGCCTGTGGTGCAGTCAACCTCGATTACATCTGCCATGATTGCTCCTTAGTTATGAGTTGTTGATGCCGTAGAGGTAAAAGGTGGAGTATTGAACGAATGATGCGGAAATGCTTGGAGCTAAAACAATCTTTGTGATTGCGCCTGTTCCAGACCAAAGCCCTGCAACCAATGTTGCATAAGCGCCAGTAGCATTATGTTCAGTAACTGTATCTACTGAATATGATTTAGCGTTTGAGCCTGCATAGTTAGGAATATAAATTTCATCATTGCTAAATGTGTAGGCGGTTGAGCCGCTTGCAGATGAGGCTGAAATACCTGCTAAGCCGCCAAGATTGCCTGAGCTGGCAGAAGAACCATTGCCTTGCAAATACTTGGCGCTATATGTTCCGCCAGTATTGAAAGCAATTGTGTAATAATTTCCGCTAGCATCTGCGGTGCTTGTATCTCGCGCACTTACCTTCACAACCAAATCCGTATAAGTAGCAGGAATTGACGAGAAGGTAATTGACGACGCTCCGCCAGAACCGACTACTTGGCTTGCAATGAGGTTATATGTTGAAGTTGCCATAGTTACGCCGCCAAAATTCCGTAGAGGGTAAAAGTTGAGCCAGCAATAAAATTGTAAGCGTTAGGAGCAGCGAGAACTGTTACTGAAGTAATAGCCGCAGTAGCACGCCAAAGCCCAACCGTTGCGCGAAGTTGTAAAGTATCGTTGCCACGACCCAATACAGTTTTATATGTCGTTGTATTGGAATAATTCATAATTTGAATTATTTGAGTACCCCAACTGACATTATCTACTAATCCCGATTGAATGTTAGTTTGACCTGTTGCGCGAGCTGAAGTTGCAGAAGAACCATTTCCATCAACAAGGGTGTAAGAATAATTTCCTGAAGTATCGCCGTTGAATTGTACGGTTGTTCCGTTGCCACCAGTTGTTCCTTGCACATTGGCAACCAAAACTAAATCCGTGTAAGTGCCAGGAATTGAACTAAAAGTATAGGAAGCAGTTGCCGATGGAACGGTATAAGTTGCAATCGGCGTATATGTTGCTGCGCTAGCCATGTTATTTCACCCCATAAAGAGAGAAGTTGGTGTATTGCGAAAAGTTTGACGCTGAATAGCTAACGATGTTTATGGATGTTATGCCAGTCGTATTGTTCAACCAAGAGCCGCTACGCAAATCAACTTCGCCAGAACCGTTTAGGTCAACGCCTGTTAGCGAGCGAACCGTTTTGTTTTTATTAACGCTGGCATAATCAAGAATGTCAATAACTGCAACACCGAACATTCCTGAAGTTGCCGAAGCTGCTGCAATTTGTCCAAGGTTCATGGATGAAGTTGGGTTGCCGCCAAAAGCGTTAGCGCCAGCAGATGAACCATTGCCGTAAAGTTGGTGATTTGTATAGCTACTGCTTCCAGTATCGCCATTAAAAGTTACAAGGAAAGAATCACTTGTTGATGCAGTTGCGGTTCGACCTGTTACACGCAACTGCAAATGCGTATAGGTTTGCGGAATTGACGAGAACGAAATTGCCGATGACCCACCCGAGCCAACTGTTACAGTTTGGATTGAGGTGAAGTTGTTGGTGGATAAATGCCCCGATATTCCAGAGGCAAAAATGCCCGGAATTATCACGCAAGATCACCTACGATTAGCCAGTTATTCGCGGTCGTTTGGATAGCCGTAGCCGCGCTATATTGCACGCGAGTCTTAGGAGCCGAAGCCGTAGCTCCCGTTGAGGTAATAGTTACGCCCGATCCTTGCGAGAAGGTAACCTGCCCCGCTCCGTTCTGGCTAAAGTTTAGTTGAGTGCCTATGGGGTAAGCGACAGATGAGTTAGGCGGGATTGTTACTGCAATTGCCGAGGCGTTGGTGAGAGTGATGAAGTTGTTGGCATCGCCAATAACAGGAGTGTAGGTTGTTCCTGTTTGTGCGTTAATGCTCAGATACGACAAAGGAGATGTAGCCCTTACTCGACTGTCGGTGATGTTTGCATTGACAATAGAGGTGACGGCCGCGCCTACCGCGATGACCGCCAAAAGGATGGAGTTAGTCGGAGTTGATGGCTGAATAGGGCTTGCGTTAGGTGAGCCAGCGATAACCTGAAACGCTACGGTGTTTGTCGTGCCTGTGTAATACGAATCGCTGACTGTAGCTACTACGATGTCAATACGCGGAAGGGTGGCGTTTGCCGTTGTGACGGTCAAAGTAGTCGCGGCATCGTTATAGGCAAGATATGTACCCATGTTGGACTGATAAGTGCCGACAATAGCTGCCCAGCCAGCAGCAACGGATACGGACATGGCGGGGGTTGCCGACTGCGAAACGATAAGGTCGGTCGGGTTAATAACGCCTGTTGTTTTCCATATTGCCTGTGCTGTTAGGCGGTCATTTTCGGCAGGATGCGATCCGTTTTGTAACCAGCTTGGGGGTGTTCGTAATGCCATATTATCTCCCTAGATGTACGCGTTCTGCCAAGTAATAGTCGCCTGAGTTGTACCCGCTAGTGTACTCGTTCCCGTCATGTAAAACTGATTTGTGCCGGGGGATGCTGAGAACCATGTTGAGCCGCCGGTAATGAGGTTACGCGATGGTGTGCCGTTGATAGTGATGAGCTTCTGATTGAGGTCAATGATGATGGTGTCGGAGCTGCTATAGCTTCCTGATACGCCGATGGATAGCCCTTGTGTGCTGTTGCCAAAGAACGGGTTAGTTGCAGGGCCTGTAAAAGTGATGACGGGATAGGTCGTAGCCCAGCCGTTATTGACCACCGAGGTCTGAGATGCCAGCGAGCCACCGCCATAGGTCACATTGTAGGTCTTGTTATAAACGCGACCCGATGGGTTGGTAACTACAAGGTTGGCAATCTGAACGGTGTCATCGTAATAACGAGGGTCGGCGCAAAAGAATGTGTATTGCGAAGTAATGTAGCCGTAGGTGTAGTTCGGATCAACAACGGTCTTGTTGGTGCGAACGCGGGCATTGAGGCGCTGTAATCCACCGGCGGGAGAGAGCTGAAATTGCAAAGGGGTTGTTCCGCTGGTTTGAGGCAGGAGATTTGACTGGAGAAGGTTGTAGTTGGTCTGAGCGGAGTTTCCGTTGCCTGCAAAAGTGTTCACCGTAATAGTGACGGTGCGACCCGAGAGGAAGTCGTTGCCCGTGAACATACCGTCTGCATAACCTCGGTTGTCATCCTGATTGCGGATATTTGGCAGGGACTCTAAGCCATCCACCGAAAGGATTTGGTAGGGCGAGCCAGCTCCACCAAAGACGAAACCGTTAAAAGCAAAGGAGTAATAATTAAGCGAGGTAACCGTAGCCATTAGCCAACCTTTCCGGCGTTAATCTTGGCGGTGATGCCCTGAGCTTGTCCATAGGTAAGCGCGCCGTAAGTTGCCGCCGTAATGTCTGCAACCTGAACAGGCGTGTTTATGTAGTTCTGTTGATTGACAGTAATTCCCGAGCCTGTTTGTGTTGTCGGCAAAGCAGCAGCTCCCGAAAGATATGGGGTCGCAACCGATCCAGCGAGCGCCATACTGCCCATAGATATTCCAGCGCCATTGACCTTAGCCATAGAAGCAGCGACTTCTTCTAGCTTGGTCTGTAGGTCGCTGAGCTTCGTAATGGTGGAGTCATGAAGCGCCGTGGCTGCTTGGTCAAAAGCCTGTTGCGATGCCGCGAGCGAATCCTGCAGGGTTTGCTGAGCCTTGGCC